TAACTCAGATACTCCCGCAAATTCATCAAATAAATAGTTTGTTTGAGGAGCAAGCCAAAGTTTGTTTTGTATTTGTATGTTACCAATATAATCTAATGTGTCAAGATTATTTGTTTTCTCTACTCTTTCTTTTAGGCCACTGTTATTGCCTATAGATTCTTTAAATATAAACTTCATCATATCTTCCCACGTAATTTCTGGGGTTTGATATTTTTCAAACACTATTCCATGACTATTTTCTTTAGCTTCTTTAATTTTATCTAGCATATTTATATTGTATCATAACAAAAAAGAAGAGGGGCTGGCATATAGCCAACCCCCCCACCTGTGAAGTTTGATTACTTCTTTAGTGCAACCTTAGCCTTTGGATTAGCCTTGTTCCACTTAGTAGCCAACTTATTGTATTCGGTCTTATAAGTTGCCTTTGCTGCTGCTGCTGCAACATCTGCTGCTGCCTTAGCATTAGCAAGTGCAAGATCAGAAACTGCCTTAGCATCTGCTAAAGCCTTATCTGAAGCAATCTTAGCTGCTGAGATAGCATCTGCTAGAGCCTTGTCAGCAGCAGTCTTTGCTGCTACTGCTTCTGCTTTTGCGGTAGCAAGTGCTGCATCTGCTAAAGCCTTTGCTGTTTCTGCTTCTGTCTTAGCCTTTGTATCAGCATCCGCCAGAGCCTTATCAGAGGCAACCTTGGCATCTGCTAAAGCCTTTGCTGAAGCAGCCTTTTCTGCTGCTACTGCATCTGCCAAAGCCTTTGCTGCTGTCTTAGCATCTTCTGCACGACCAGCCTTTTCTACTGCGATTGAAGCCTTTAGTGCTGCAATATCAGCAGCAAGATCAGCGATAGCAAACTTAGCAATTGCTGCCTTTACTGGTGCTGCAAATCCTGCTACTGGAGCAACTAATGTTAATCCAGTTACAATTACTGTAACTTCTCCTGCTACACCTGTAGCAAGTGAATAAGATGCTACATCTGGTGATACTGCCTTAACAGATGAACCATCAGCAAAAGTTGAACCAACGATTGTTGCTGTTACTGTATCTGAAGATGCGTTACCAAAAACGTCAGTTGTTACAACTGAGATTGCTGGAACTGTTCCAACTGCTGCTGCTGTAGGAACTGTAACTGCTAAATTATAAGCAGGTCCCGCTACACCCTTAACAAAAACAATTGTTGAATAAGCACCATTTGTAACGGTAACTGAGCCAACTGTTGTTGATGTTGTGTATGCGTATACAGTAATTGCTGCACCTGTTGAAACTCCAGTTAGAGCTGAAACTCCACTGTTAACATTCTTTGGTGCATCTACTGTGTTAAGAGCAGTAACCAACTTGACTGTTGGTGATGCTGTAAAAGTAACAGATGTATTTGCATCTGCTGTTGCTGTAATAGCAACTGTACGTGCTGCATCAATAACGTTAGTTGATGGAACAGCAATCGATTGAGGTGCTGCAGTAGTAGTTACGTTAGTAACTGATGCAACTGTGACAGCAAGAGGTGCTGCCGTAGATGCTGTTGTAGATAATACTGTGCTAGTCAGGGCTGCAGCGATGACAATAGCGATTTTCTTGAATGAATTCATCTTTCTCCTTGTTAGTTTAATCTGATCATTTAATCAGAAGTTTATAGTAAATTAAATTTACCTAAGAAATCACTGATTTCGTCAGTCATTTCCTTTGAATCTAATTCTATCATACCCTTGTCCTTCTTTGCAAATTTGGCTGAATTAGCCCACGTATGGACCTCAACCTCAACATTAAGGTTTTTAGGTGTATGAGAGATAGCCCCAAATACTGCCCCACAAACAGCATCTGCTAGGTCTTTAGATTTTTTACGGGGGTGATCTACACGATTACCCTTCATAATTTTTAGCTCTGATAACTCTTCTAATAATAGAGGAATCATAGGCATGGCTACTCTTTCCTCATAAACCATCATAGCTAAATCTTCATAGTGTTTTTTGGCTACAGATACTGTCTCTGTTCTTACCCCTACAGACTGTAGTTCATTTTGAATATCAAATGATTGCCAGCGGTCAAATGAAACCATTCCTAGATTAAAACCTTCTCTACGAAGATTGATAATCCACTGCTTAACCTCAGATAAATTTACTGGGCCTTCAGTTCTTGGTTCCCACCAAGCAACAGCATCAACAACTACAACTGGAACTACCTGTTCATAATCTTTAATTACTTTAATATTCACCCAGCGGTCAACGTGAGCAATAGCAACAGCACACTTATCGTGCTTTTGTGCAAGGTCAGCATGGATATAATAAATAACATCTGGGTCTGGAGTAAATGATTCATCAAACCTTTTAAAGTTATCAATAGGGTTTCTAACATTCATACATTTTTGTAGCTTATCTTTTTGTTTAAAGAAAGCATCAGATGAGTATGTTGGAGTACAAAGGAAACGCATCATCGCATCTCCTAGATCTGTAAGGAAGGCAATCTTAAAGTCATCTATCTTACGAGTAGGGTTTACATCCCATGTAGGTCTTTTTAGTGCAAATATCTTTGGTATTTTATATGACAGGATGTGATCTTCTTCCCACGAAATTTCAAATGTGTTATCTGGATTGTCATGTGGCAAGTCTTCGTTAATAATAAACTTATGTGTCTTTTCTATTACTTCTTTGTCAGCAATTACTGAGTCATACCGTTGAGAAATAAAGTCTCCTGGATAGCGGGGGAATGATAAAAGAACTACCTTGCCTAGATCAGGAAAACGAGAATCTACAGTACCACGAAAAGCTTTATAGATGTTATCAGCAGTCTTGCCCTGTTCATTTCCTGTTGCTACTTCAGAAGCAAAACCAGAAATCTCATCAAGAACTGCCATAAACAAGTTCAAACCTTCGTGTGATTCACGTTCTGAGTGACCAGAATATACTGTGATAGATTTATCAAACTCAATAGAGTCTGCCTTTGGATTATACTTTCCTGCAAACCAAGGTGATCTTTCAATCTTAGACTTAAAGCCTTTAAAGAAAACGTTCTTAGCTTGTTGTGCGTTAACAGCAACGTTAATAATATCAATAGCATCTCCAGCAGGCTTGCCATAATAAACTGCGGGATCTTTTAAACATAGCATCTTATATACTACATAGGCACATGCTACTGTAGATACGAAGTCTTTTCCAGATCCCTTGCCAAGTTGGAGGATTAGTTCATTCTTTGTGTACTTCTTAAAATATTCTTCCCCAGCATCGCCCATGATATCAACAACATCGTCTTTACGATAAATTTGACTCATTGCTTCTACAATTGTGTATTGGATTTCAGATAAAGAGGGTTGACCAAGATAGTCTGGAGACTCAACAAATGTCTTTGCGTCAACAGGTTTTTCAACAAAATGATTCTCCTTTAGAACTTCAAGGAAATCATTGAACATCATGGACAACTGTAATTACCTCTCCGTCTTTAGCTATTGAAGATAACCTCTGCATAATAATATCTCTGACTTCTGGATGCTCAGATGCGATATCTCTAAGTATTCCAACAAGGACTTCTTGCTTTCTTTCAATATCAATCATCTCTTCGGCAAGCTCTTTATTTTCAAGAAGGCCAGCTTTTTGTAGCATATCAATACGCTTAGACTCAATATCCATTACCAGTTTGATACCAGCAGTTTTAGCACTAAGATTATTAACCATAGATGCTTCGTCAATAACTTCATAGGTTTTTGTAATTAACTTACTATAATGTGTATCTGCTCCAACCAAAGCTTCTTTTGCACGGGCTCGGATTGCAGCATTATCAGAAGCCATAGTCTTCCACTCATTGATAAGACTTACAACTCTGGTGCGGGGAATGTCAAGTTCTTTAGAGATAACTGTTGGGTCATTACCCTTTAGGTATTCTGAAACAACATCATTGACTTGATCTAAGTGCTTAACTAAATCTTCTTCAGTTGACATACTTGCCTTCTAGTCTATTTATTTCATCTTTGATATAGAAGATAGCTTTTTCTAAATCTTGTATGGTCTTAGATTCATCCTTAAGTCCCGCTCTCCAAAGATATTTAAAGGCATTACCAATGTTAAAGTTTCTATGGCGAGTAATCTCAATACACTCTACACCAGAAGGATCTGATGTGTAATGTTGTGGATTATTTACTTGATCAACCGTAATGGTTAGGTTATTACTCATCATCTGCTTCCCAATCAAAGTCTTCTGGAATTCCGCTTAATAAAGAAAATGCAAAAGCAAATCCAACCATGCCTACCACAGTAGCTGTTATCATTGCCTTTTCTAATTTATTCATCGTCTTGACTTCCTTAATCCAAATTTAGCAAGGTAAACATAAATTGTTTCAACGCTAGTACCGCACTCTTTGGCAATTTCTTCTGGAGTTTTCTTATCGATTACATATCTTTTACGTAACCATAAGTTGCTTGTATATAGTTTAGCAGACATAATATTATTTGTCAACCTCGTTTAAATCAATCTCATAGTTAAACCTATCAGAGTTTTCCATGATCCATTTATCTTGATTTTCAACATCATACTTTCTTTCATTAATTATTCTATCAATCAGATACTCTTTTTCTAGAGTAAAAGATGGCTCGTATACCCTGACTCTATTGTTAGGCTGAATAGCAAAGTTGCCATCGTCTCTTTGAATAACATGTCCACACTTATGGTCTGCTGGACTTTCAGAGTACCCATCATCCATAACATTTGTATCTGGATTATGCCAATCTAGTGTAAATAGGTATGTTCCTTTGTGCATTGTCTTTGTTCTATCGATATAAGACATTCTAAGGTTTGTTAGATTTTCAAATCTTGTTACCGCAATGTGATGGCTAAAAGAATTCCATAAAACTAAGTTGTGTAGGTCTGGCTCAGGAATTCCTGGCTCGGTACAAAAAGCAGAAATAGGAAGTCTCCACCAAAGTCCACCATCAGGCATCATAATATGAAACAGTGGGCTTCTAGACTTTAAACTTGAAACACCAAAGACTACACATTCAAAATATTTATCATGGCTATCTTGATGATTTCTTAAATAGTTTCCTCTTACATAACAGTTTATTGGTGGTATGTTTGCATTTAGCTCTGGCATTATTTATTATCTCCTATCGCTTTATCCCAGTTTTTTAATGCCCAATGCCCAATTCCACAAGCATCAGCAACATCATTATCATTAATAGATCTATCATAGATAGTATTAATTATCTTTATAGTTCTTTCTTTTCTAAGGTTTCTTTCATATGTCTTATACCAAGAAAGAGATTTTCCTGGATTAGCAGATCTGATTAGGGCCTGCTCATCCTTTGATATCTTTTTATTTCCTAAATAATTTTGCCAAGTGATTGGAGAAACTTTTCCAATAACCTTTGTTCCAGATTGACCAGCAGCACCTAGAATAGCTCCTTGAACTAACGCAAGATCAGCAGCAGTCTTTGGACTATTCATAAACACAGTATGCTCAATAATTATTGCTTCAAATCCATTATAGAAATCAAGAAACGCTTTTACCTTTTGGCCTGCATCCATAACCTTTTCATAGATATCATGACCTTCAAAGTTAATTTTTCCTACTGAACCAAGAGTGCCATCTTTTGTATTAAACAAAGCAAAGGCAAGGCTATTAGTACTAGCATCTATTGCACAAAAAGTATTTGGTTGTACTGCGTACCCCCATTTATTCTTGCTCATAAGTAATAAACCCTTTCAATTGCTTTACCATTTTTGCTACTTGCTTTTCACTTACATTACAATTAGAACAGAACCCAGAGTCATTATATATTGATAAGTCTATACCGCAGCCACCTAGACATTTTCTTTTTTTACCAGATCTTTTTTGTCGTCTATTTGCTATATACCTTTCGGCAATCTTTTCTTTTGTAGATTCTTCTCTACAAATGTCACTGCAATATATTTGATAACTTACTCTAGGCTTAAAGTATGTATCACAACGATTACATAGTTTCACTCAGTTCCTTTAGGGATGCTATCTTAACTACGCCCACCCCTGCCTCTGTACATGCTTTTTTGATTGGACAGTTTTTACAGATCTTTGAGTTTGCTCTGTAATTTTTTGTAGGAAGTGTTTTGTCTTCCCAATTTTTACGGACTACTCTCATCCACTCAAAGGCTTGATCAATCCAGTTTCTGTAATGGTCATTAACTTCTACTGGAATAATTAGTAGCTCATGATTATTTTTATTTTCATAAACTAGAATACCCTTAGACTTTTTAAGAATCTTCATATAGATAAGGATTTGAACAACATGCCCCATCTTAGGTTTGTTAGTTCTCTTTCGATACTCAAAGACCTCATTGTTAGTTGTCTTAACTTCAACAACAATGTCTTCACCCTTCCAGTTAATTAAGTTATCTACATAACCAAAAATTGGTGGATCATCATTAAATATTTTAAATTCTGAATCAACAGAGATACCAGAGTTTTTAAATGCTTCCTCAATACGTCCATGAGATAAGGTTCCATTAGTCATATTTGCTACGCCATATGGATCTGCATTGTCTTCAAAGATCGCACCTTCAAAAGCTAGATACCAGTATCTTGGACACTCTCCATGCCCATAGGCAATAGTCGATGGTCCAAAGGTTTTCTTTTGAGTATGCTTTGGCTCACGTCCAACAAGATACCCTTGTTCGATTACCTTGATTAATTCCTTGGCATCTACCTGTTCTGGAGTTTCTACTTCTTTAATCATAATTTGCTGTAATAAATTTTTTGTCATTTTATTCCCTTGTTTATATAAGTATACCAGTAAATGGTTTAGCGCATTATGTATTTAAGTGCTGAAACTAGATCATTTATTGCTTCTGCTGCTGTGTAATATATGTTCTTTTTTGCCCTGTCACTTTTGTCAACATTAGCCATCCACGTGGCTTTTAGTGACATCTTTGCTGCGATGGCTTGAAGTCTAACAATCTCAAGACTTGCAACCTGAATAGGGATGTCTGGTTTAATAATAATCTTAGCAATCATTGTTAAAGCCGTTGTTAGTTCTTCATCATTCATGTAATCTGCTATCTCAGATAAACCATTAACCATTTCAATTGTTGTCTTTTGTGGTTCCATCATCATACCCTTCTGTTAGTTGCTCAAGCATCTCTACTTCTATTACTGCTAATCTTACTTTTGAATTACCATCACCAAGAATAATAAATATTGCTGGATCGTTTCCGTTTCTAATTGCATCAGTTACAGCCTTTGCCCAGTTATCTTTATTAATTGTAATACCTTTTGGATATTCTTTAAAGTCTACAGTAAAGTTTCTCCATGTAGCATCTCCCTTGTGGGTATTACGACCTGAATTCTTATGCTGTTTGGCACCGATCCTTTTAGATTCAGAACGCTCACTCATCTACAAAGTCTTTCTTTTTCTTCTTTACTGGTACAAGAGCCACCTTAGATATATGCTTCTTACTACACATCCAAGTAACATCTCCAGTACTAGCCCAAAGCCTTAAAGACAAAACATCTTCTTTGCATTTCTGACAAATTGCTTGACCTGCAAAAACTGTAAACTCTTTTTCAGCCATTCATCAACTTATTCTTTAGTGATTCTTGTAATTCAAGATCTTCTTTAACTCTGTTAACAAAGCCTTCTCTGCCTTGAACTTTAGTACCATCTTCAAGTTGATACCAAGCTCCTGTACGATTAACTAATCCTACAGACTCTGCTGTGTCAACAAGGTCGCCAATGGAATCAATACCAATATCGTTACCTCTAAAATAAAAATCATACTCACCAGACTGAAACCCTGGAGAGGTTTTTGAGAACTGTAGTTGCCAAAGAATCTTTCTGCCAATCTTTTCTTCAATTAACTTATCTCCTACTTTAATTTTGCCTTTAATTGCTTGGTTGTCTGACTCTGATGAGAACAGTTTAATAATGGATGATGAATAAAACTTAGTTGCTTGACCACCTGTTGGTTGCTGACTTGTATACATAGCACTAATATTATTTCTTGATTGAGAAATTAATACAAGCATAGTGGGTTTGACTTTATTGTTAGCATAGTTTAACATCTTCCATGCGTTACTAAAGTCACGAGACTCTGCACCAATCTGCTTTGTGTTTTCAAGTTGTTTTAGCTCTTCTGAATCTTTTTCAAAATAGATTGCTGGAAGAAGAGAAGTAATACTATCAACAACAATCATATCGACTCCAGCATTCATTAGATTTGTTCCAATGTCTACCATTTCATTGATTGTTCTACATTGTGAGACGATTAGCTTTGATGTATCTACCCCAAGGCTTTCTGCCCAATTCTTATCATATGACATTTCTGCATCAACCCATGCACAGATCTTTCCTTCCTTCTGTGCTAGACCTATCATCTGAAGGCATAGAGAGGACTTTGCAGAGGACTTTGAGCCCCAGATCAATACTTGTCTACCATATGGAAGGCCACCGTTGAGAGCACGGTTTAAACCAAAGCTAGGGGTTGCTGCGTATTCTGTTGGTGGCAAGGAGTCCCCAGCCATAATCGTCTTTCTTAGTTTTGGACTTAACTGCGCTAGTACTTCTTCTATTGTTACCACTATATTCTCTTCTCTATTGTCATAAAGTTATATCGTCTAATATTACTGTGCCGTCTTTTGTTTTACCAAAACTAAATTTATAAGACTTGCCTTCTTCAATATTCATATAAGCTTTTGCAAATGAAGTAGGAAATACTGTAACAGAATGTAGATCTCTACTAGTATCTGCTAACGTTAATGAAGCCATCTTTTTACCTGTTTTAGTTACTCTAGGTTTAAAGGATACCACAAACATTTCTTCATCTGTATATGGCAACTGTTTGTACCCTAAGAATTTTACAAGGGCATTTGTAGATCCTTTTATTTCATCAGCAGGAACTGCAGAGACAATCCTATTGTCATTACAAAGAACCAAGTAAGTACGACCTGTCTCAATAGTCGTTCCTTCTTCATCAAATATCCCAACACTGCCAGTCTTGTCCAGAATTTCAACTCGTGACCATCCTTTACCTCGTTTAATAGATTTGACCATACCTAATAAAATATAAGAACCTTTTTCTTCAAAGTCAGTTGTGTCTTGAATAAAGGCATAGTAATGAGAAGGAATTGTAATATTAAACTCTGGAAGATTTAGATATTCATATAGATTATCTTTAATCTCTTCATCATTTCTAGGATTATCCTCAAACGTTGCTGCTCCAATTACTCTTAATGCTTGAAGTGCACGACTGTTCACTCCATTGCCTTTTGTAAAAGTAAACTCTTCAAGTTCTTTATAGGATCTAAATGGTCTAGCAGCAACATACTTTTCAGCTATGTTAGTTGAAATATACTTGATACCAGTTAAACCAAATCTGATTCCCTTACCCTCAATTTTAAAATCAAAGTCAGAGTCATTAATATGTGGAAGCTTAATAGAAATACCCATACGCTTTGCTTCAATTAGATACTCTGTACGACCATCTTTATCCTTCTCATTTTTAAGAAGGGCAAACATAAACTCAAGAGGATAGTAGAACTTTAACCACGCCGTCCAATACGAGAGCGTAGAATAAGCAACCGCATGGGACTTGTTGAACGAGTAACCCGCATGCGCTTCGAAGTCATGCCATAGATCAAGAGCCTGATTGGGACTAATATAGGCAGAAGCACCTTTAATGAATTTGTCTTTGAATACATCAAACTCTTTAGCATCCTTCTTCTTTCCAATGATCTTTCTAACTTTATCTGCTTCCGACATGGACATGCCTCCAAGGTGTACGCATGCCTGCATAACTTGTTCTTGGTATAAAACGCAACCATAAGTATCCTCCGTAAACTCTTTCATTACCTGATGAGTATATGATACAGCCTGTTTTCCATGTTTGCGATCAATATAATCTTTACCAATTGTGTTCATAGCTCCTGGGCGAACCAATGCATTTGAAGCAGTAAGTTCGTTAAAGTTTTTAACACCCATCTTTATAAGAAGGTTTGTGTATGGGCTTGCTTCACATTGGAATACACCCTTTGTGTATCCATCAGAAAGCATTTGATAAATGTTGGCATCTTCCATATTTAATGACAGAAGATCAACATCTACATAATAGTTTTCTTTAATCATCGCAACTGCATCTTGAATTACACTTAAGGTTTTTAATCCAAGTGCATCGATTTTGATGAGACCAATCCGTTCAGCCTCCTCCATATCAACACCAACCACAGGTATGCGTTCATCACTGCCAGGAGAAGATCTCGTTTCCATCGGAGCATACCTAAAAATTGGATCTTTGCTAGTGACCACACCAGCAGCGTGTATGCCAGTACCACGAATACGACCACGAAGTTGTTCACCATATATCTCCACCTCTGGATACTTGTCTCTAAATTCTCTTGTTGTTTTTGATGTACAGAACTCATCCCAAGTATCAACATACTTTAAAACCTTATTAACATCTGATAGTGGAATGTTTAAAACTCTTGACACATCTCGAACTACTCCCTTACCTCTAAACTGTAAAAATGTAGCAATAGATGCAACGTGCCTATACTGTCTAACTAAATAATCTTTAACTTCATCACGACGAGTGTCTTGAATATCTGTATCGATATCTGGAAAGTCATTACGATCTGGATTAATAAAACGGAAAAACAGTAGGCCATGCTTAATTGGATCTACATCTGTAATTCCAAGAGCATAACAAACTAAAGATCCAGCAGCTGAACCACGACCTGGACCAACCATAATGCCTTCTTTCTTAGCCCAAGCAATCATGCTTTGAACTACAAGAAAGTAAGGTGCAAACTTTTTATTTTTAATAATCTCAAGCTCTTCATCAAGTCTATCTAGATACTCTTTGTTCTCAGATAGTCCACGAGTTACCAATCCTTCAAGAGAAATGTTCTTTAACTCTTTGTCTGGACTCTTATATTGAACTGGTAGCAGATTCATTCCATCTTTAATATCATAATCTTCTACTGTGTCTGCAAGCAATAAAGTATTAGAGTAGATGTCTGGTCTATCAATACCCTGCAATTCCATAGCAGCCTTCATCTCTTCATATGAAAGAAGATGAATATCAAACTTGTTAAATGTTATTTGACGGTCTTCTCCATAAAGATAATCAAGTCTCTTCATCATGTCTGGTTGCTTCTTAGACTTATCGTAGGTTGTATCTTTTTGAACCTTAGCATGAGTATTCATTAGAAGCTTAAACTCTTGAACTTCTTTTTGAGATTCATCTACATGGTGGCAGTCTGGAGTTACAACTACCTTGATTTTAAATTCATCGGCAAGTTCAATTAACTGCTTATTGATTTCTGATTCATTGTGTGGCATTACCTCAATATAGTAATCACTACCAAAGGTATCTTTAAACCACTTAATATGTTTCTTTGCTAGCGCAAACTCTTGTTCTTCAAGAGCCTTTACTATTACACTACTTGGACAAGCAGAAGTTACAATGATTCCTTCTTTATACTTCTCAAGTATTTCAAAGTCAAACCTTGGCTTCTTGAAGTATCCTTCAGTCCACGCAATTTCATTTATCTTGTTTAGATTTTCTAAACCAATTTGGTTCTTAGCGAGAAGAATAATGTGGTTATAAACTAGGTCCTGTTGACCTTCTCTTTCAGATTTATCTCTAGTATCAAATCTGTCAGAACACATATATCCTTCTACGCCAAGTATAGGCTTGATACCATTTGCTTTAGCAATACGGTATAGTTCACGGTGCCCCGATAAAGTTCCGTGATCGGTAATGGCAATTGATGTCATACCGAGATCTACTGCACGTTTTACATACTCTTCTGGCGTTGCGATGCCATCAAACAGGGAGTAATGTGTGTGAACATGTAAGCCTACGTAACTCATTCTTACCAGTCTGTGTTGGTAGATGAAGTTGTAGATGGACTATCAAAGCCCAAATAGAACGCTTCTTGCTCAGCATAAGGAATTTTCTTTAGTGCTGCTTCAAGAGGATAAGGTTTAACATCTGCCCAAGCAAATGGTTCCTTATCTGGTGCTGAAGGAATTAGTGTGTAATTAGTTTCAGTTCCCTGACCATTACGCTTTAGTCTCCAGATTACATTTGAGATGCTTCCAGTTTCAAGAGCATACTCACGAATAGTATTAAATGATGACTGCTTGCTGATTCCCATATTCCAGATTGCTACATATGGAGCTTCAATTCCGTCGTCTACAAGTACGTTGCAATAAAAACGAAGACGTGCTCTCCAGCCAGCCTTTGGATCCTTGCGGTGCATTTCTTCAGCCCAGTCACGGCCTTCTGTGTCCATTGTATCTACAGCCTTACGCTTGTAGTCCTTTGGGTTTGTGTGTTCCTTAACAACTAGTGCTAAGCCACGTTCTGCGTTATAGTTTGCAGAGTCTTCATCCAATTCTTCAATGAATCGAATCTTTACTGATTGTCCATCCGAAAGCTTTAACCATCTTACCTTTGGTGAGTTTTCGTCATACTTTGGCTTGTCGAGCAGGGCATTGATGTTTTTGAGTCCCTTTACTACGCTCATCTTTTTCTCCTTCGTGTTGTTTATATTAGTTTAGCATAGACAATATAGATTTGTCAAATTGAAACTCTAGAGCTTTAATTGATTCATCATCCATATCGCCTATGTCTTTATATTGTTTGTCTAAGGTGATAACACTTACAGAAGATCCAAGCTTTTCAATTAGCTTATCTTTCATAATGTTACCAGCCTCATCGTTATCCGCTATTAGTACAACATTGTTGAAGTACTTTTCTAATAATCTAATTTGTGAAATAGATACATTAGCACCCAACGTTGCGACTGCTGGGAAACCTACTTGGTCTAGTCGAATAGCATCAAAAGATGATTCAACTACATATACTATACTAGAAGTTTTAACTTTATGCAAGTTAAACAAAACTTTTCCCTTTGGTAATCCTGGGGTATTCTTAAATTCTTTTCCTTCTACTGATCTGCCAACAAAGCCAAGACTCATTCCATCTGGAGATGATACTGGAATAGTGATCATATCCTGCTTATCCGAATAGCCTAAAGAAAATTTTACCATTGACTCATTAGTTATTTTTCTATTTCTTAAATAAGACTTAGCCTTATCAGAAATAAGAAGCTGGCTATGCAGACGACTAAGAACAGACTCATCATACTGAACAAATTCTTGTGGAGCAATTAACTTTTTATTAACTAATAGCTCAATGTTATTCTCTTGCTCTTTACTCTTGATGTATCTAACTGTTTCAAAATAAGTTCTATTAGTTATATACATGACAAACTCTTCTAAGTTTTTAGTTGTCTGACATCCAAAACAAAAGAACAGTCCGCTATCTTTGGCAACTTCTCCAGCAGGAGTTCTGTTATTATTATGGTATGGGCAAAAGATTATAAAGTCATTACCAAATTCAGTTTCAATATTTATTCCTGAACCGATAAGAACTCTTCTAATCTGCTCCTCTGTATAAATATTACTTGTCTTCATAGTCTTTATATCTGTAGTATCCCTTATCAAAATCTACCTGCACTAAAAAATCTCCCATAAATCCATTACGATTCTTTCTAAATACACACTCAATGATATCACTATTCGTAGCACGACCCAGAGCCATAACCCAGTCAGCATCGTATGCAATCTGTCTAGACCAAGCAGTTTGTCCTAGTGTTGGAGGACTACTAAGATCCTTTACATCATCTGGAGTTGCTGATGAGATAG